AGCATCGCCGCGAGTTCGGTCATAGCTACGAGCGGTTCTGCATGAACGGCCACGGGTTCTTCGCTAGAGAGCTTGTGCCGTGCCCGGTTTGCGGCATGTCGCTGAGCATGGCCAACCGACAGGACTTCGGTTAAGGAAGGGAGCCTGAAATGGCAAAGAAAACAGAACAGCCCAAGAGACAGGCCCCCCGATTCAAGATCGGCCAAAAGGCGATGCACGTCTACACGTTCGGGGACGTGACAATCGTAAGGGACGTGAGCAGCGAGCAGGATGGAACGCTGTACGAAATCCGGGACAGGCACGGGTGCGAGTTTGTAGCCGCAGACTGTGAACTCGAACCCCTCCCCGACCCCAGAGAGCGGAGACATCGTCATGCCCAGCACGACCGTCACCTATCGAGTGGTTTCTGAGAACGTCGCCGAACTTCTCAAGCATTTATGCCAGGCCCACATAAATTTCCAGGTGCGGTGGGAGGCTCGGTTTCGCTCCGCTTCTGGGGAAGTGATGGATGGGTCGGGCGGAGTGGTCTCGGATGATTTCTCTACCAAAGTCACCCATTGGGAAACGGGTTGGACAGGGATCGCTGCCCTGGTCACTGTCCCCCTGAAATACCGTATACTCCTGTCCCAGTTTGGGGAGCCATTAACGTGACCAACGCCATGTTCACAGCACTGACGACGACTCGACTCGGCCTAACCGGCGAGTACGACGATCCTCGTACTGAGGCCCTCAAGCACATGGCCTGGCTGCAGCAATTCCGGGATGATGAGTACCCCTGTCCCATCTCGGTCGTATCCCTGTCTGGGGAACGGTACGTGGTAAAGGCTGTCGGAGTAGCAACACAAGCGTTTGTGCCAATTGGCGACGTGAAAAACTTGATACGGGAGGAACATTGATGACACCCCTTCTGATTATGGCGTTTCTGGGGGTCATGGGATTAGCTCTGCTGACCCATAACCCATTACTTTTCTGGCTCTCGTACATCTCCCTTTGGGTTGCTGCTATTGTCAACTGGTGGGACAGCTAAGAGGAAGCCACTAAGGACGACTAATTATGCCTGAAGAAGACTACTACCCGATCAAATACGAATGCGTATATGCACTCGAACTGATTCAGGAGATGTTCCAAATCGCCCGCGACTCCGGCTGCCTTCATGTAGTGTGGGATTTGCTATCGGCAGGCATTCGAGGGCCAGATGCGTCATCTACACGTATGTCGCCAGCGGCAGGATTGAAGACAACGTACACAGCCCCCCTCCGGCGGGTACTCCTGGGGCCTGTTTTGGGTTCCGGCCTACCTGCGGAAGTGAGCCCCTGCACAGTACGAGAAGCACACGACCGCTTGATGGAAGCATTCAGCAAGCTCTCCCCGAACGACCACTTCGGGTACCACATGCGGGTCGCAATCGGACGGCTACGGCTGGCAGCACCGACGAAAAAATCCGTCTAGTTTTTGCCTTGACAGATTCGGAATTGTATGCTACAATAGATGAAGAGGAAATCAATGAGCGTGAAACAACGGCGGCAAAGCTCTGACCCAATCACAAGTAGGCGGGCCGAGGAACGGCGAAATCGTCTGTGGTATAGGCACAGACTCCGGGTAAAGGACTATGAAGCCCTGTTCCGGGCCCAGAACGGGTGTTGTGCTATCTGCGGCAGGGAGATACGCTCCTACCAGGAAGCAAAATCCCCCCGGCAAGCGTGCGTAGATCACGACCATCAGACCGGAAAAGTACGGGCGTTGCTCTGCCCAAGTTGTAATCGGGGCTTGGGCCAGTTTTCAGATAGCCCTCGACTCCTGCGTAAAGCGGCAACGTATCTTGAGTATCATAGCTAGCTTGGTGGTAGGTCGGATGAAACAGACCAATCCGGCCTTCGGAAGCTGCTGATAACATTCGGCCTACCAGCCAAGCATAAGGGAGAAACCGATGGGTTGTTTGGATTTCGGAAATCCGTGGAACGTTTTGGCAACGCTCTTCGGAGTGGGTGTCGGCCTTCTTCTTATTCAACTGGCGAAAAGGAAGGGATAGAACCGATGGGACTGAAACGACAGTACCACCGCCCGCAAGTCCGAGATATTGGGCCTCAGTACGGCCACCGGCTCGTCCAGCCATACAAGCCCAGCTACTTCGACCACGCCTGGATTGGCTTCCTGGCGGTGTGGCGAAGTCTGTTCCACAAACGCCCGAAGGGAGACGCCGGGACGATCCGGGGCGGCAAGCATCCGCCGAGGAACAAGCCCTGCCCTTGCGGCTCCACTCTCAAGTACAAGAAGTGCTGCGGAACAACCCCGGCATTGCAACGACACTGGATGCTTGATCTACTCAAGCGGCGGGTGGCGAAACGCCAAATGAGGTACCTCGATTCCAACGGGGAATACCTCGACTACGAAGGGGAGGCACCATGTTCAACGGACGGATAGCACCGGTCGTTGTGGAAACTGACGTTCCTGACCGTGGGGGTGGCGGTTACATCTACAGTGTGGTTTGGGGGAGTTTCGAGATAGAGATTCCTCGTGGCCCTTCCTGTCTGCCTCCGACGAAGAAACAGGCAAAGGCACACGCTGCCCGCTTCCGTCGCAAACTTCGCTCGGTGTTTGATCGGGGAGTTTCATTCGGTTCTGGACGAAAAACCAATTCGTAGGGAGACACTCATGGCTCGTAAAGAATCCATCAAGGCTGTTAAGGCCAGGGCTGGGAAGGACATTCGGGACTTGCTCTTCTCATTTGCTCGGCTCTATCGGGGCCGAAACGTGCAGTTGGTGAAGTTCTTCCATACCCTTGCCGAACGAGTGACCCCAGCAACGGCCTACCTCTTCGACGCTGGGATGTACGAGGAAATGGTGCCGGAGAAAGGCTCCCTCAGGCCGAGGTTCTCCGATGTGCTAAGGCACGAGTGCATCCGGCTGGTTACAGACTACTGGACTCTTGAACGAGAGGATGACCCAGGCGTGTTGGACGTACGACTTGCGATGATGGTTGGGATTCTCAGAGACGTGGCCCCCCTTGCCGATCCGATACAGGTGTATTCTACCACGGGTGACGCAGTTCAAGGGTACCGATTCGATACCACACTCTCCACTAAGCTGTACGCCCGACTCCGTGCGATCAAAGAGAAGCCCGTGCCCAAGAAAACACCACCGATACCGGATCGTCCGCTGAAGGGCACTGACGGAGGGGTGTGATGAAGTTCTGGCAGTATTGGAACCAGTTTGTATCCCTCCTAGCTATTTGGGTTCTTATTGCAATAGCTCTTGGACTAATAGTGTGGTCCATCTGGGACCACTGGCGGAGATAACGTCATGCCAAAGGGAAGAAAGACCTGTCCTGAGTGTAGGGAGCCAGTGCCATGCCGTCTAAAAATCTGCACAAACTGCGGGCACGATTTCTACGGGAACTCCAAAAAAGACGGAGGGAAGCCCTCGCCGAAATGTGGGCACGACTCTTTGAAGAAACCACCGCAGAAAACTTCTGCAACGAGCCCTCCTGTCTTCGACACTTCGGCAACCCGATCTTCCAGGGTAGGCGGCTCGCCATCCGCGAAGTCCCCCCCTCCGATGCCCACTCGATCTCCCCCGCCGATGCCAAAGCGATCACGCAACTCTGCAAAGCCCTCCAAGCAAGGATCGAAGAAGCCCTTCCTAGTGGTGTCGGCAACGGATGCCCGGAAAGTGCAACTGTTCCGGAAGGCTCTGGGGGTTGCCCTCAAGAACGCAGATGACACTGGTGGCCTCTACTCTGCGTTCCTGGAAGTGAAAGAAGGGACTCTCCAAGTGGAGGTTCAAACCCTCTCTGCTGATGCCCTTCACGCTCGGGTACACAGGAAGAAATGAACACCGATTGGGTAAACATCCTGAAGGGCATCGGTTACCCAACCGATGTGTGTGTCCTCGACTTCGAGACCTACTTCGACAAGGACTACACTCTGTCGAAAATATCTACTGTCGAGTACCTCGCCGACCCCAGGTTCAGCATCGTCGGTCTGGCTGAACTCCTGGTTCGCGGGGATGCTCCGCATGTGAGTCTGTCCGCTGCCAGTAAGTTCTGGGCGGAACGGGAGGGGGCGGCTGGCTGGCTCCGGTGGTTGCAAGAACGCTACGGACAGAACTTCGAGGGCCTCACAGTTATTGTACAGAACGCTCTGTTCGATGTGACCATTCTCAAACGGGAGTTCGGTATTCGCCCTCGCTTTGTAGTAGATACGAAGGATTTGGCGAACTACGTTTACCCTGGTTTCCCTAACCGCCTGAAGAATCTGTGCGAGCGACTTGACCTCAAGGCTAAGGGCGACACGAAACAATTCCTCGGGTACAATTGGGTACGTCACCCCATTGGAACTGCCGGGGGAGGGCTTATTTCGATGCCCAAGTTTTCTCGCCCCATGTCCGATGCTCTGAAGCAACTAGAGATTGAGTACGCCTGCAACGATGCGGAACGGGAGTTCGAGGTCTTCACGATCCTCTTGCCCCAGGTCTCTAACCCGGCATTCGAGTTGGCCCTTGCCTATCACACACATGGCCTATTCGTCGAGCCCAAGATCGGCCTGGACTTCAAGCTCGCTGATGAGATCGTCGAGGGGATGAAGCACGAACTCGTTATTCTGCTGGCAGAAGCAGACTGCTCTGTAACAGAAGCTCGGAGCGATAAACCATTTCGTTGTCTGTTACAAAGTGCTTTGGGGAACGAAACCCTCCCCTTGAAAGCAGGAAAGAAGAAGGTGATTCTCGCCCTTGCCAAGACTGACCCGCAGCGAGAGCAGATGCTTCACCACTCGAACGGAAAGGTTCGAGCCTTAGTTGCCGCTCGAATCGGGGCGAAGTCCTGGCCGCTCCACATCAAACGAGTCAAGAGCATGATCGCTCAGGCGAAGGCAAGTGGGGGGCGGCTGCCCATCGGCCTGAAGTATTACGGTGGTCATACTGGTCGCTGGTCTGGAACAGAGGGGATCAACCCTCAGAATTTAGGGGCACGTTCAGAACAGGCACTCATCAATAAGGTACGTAACATACTGGTGCCCCCTGATACGGACCACATTTTCGTTATCTCTGACGCTGCACAGATTGAAGCCCGCGTAACAGGATGGATCGCCGAGGACGAAACTCTAGTCCGGATGTTCGCTGAGAAGCGACTAGTGTACTGCGAGTTCGCAGCCGGGGCAACGGGGAAGCCGATTACCCGCAAGGCGTCCTCCGCTGATCCGGAGCCGATCCGCAAGTACCTAAAGTTCTGGCGGTCCTTCGGCAAGGTCGGTGTACTTGGTTGCGGCTACGGAATGGGTGGAAAGAAACTCCAATCGTATGGGAAGAACGTCTATAAGCTCGATCTGTCACGGGAACTCGCAGACAAGGCGGTGAGCCACTACCGCAAGACGTTCCCTGGTGTCCCGAAGTTCTGGCGGCGATTGGAACGGGCATTCATCTTCGTAACGAGATATCAGCATGAGACGATGGCTGTCGGACGATTATTATTATACCGGAACGGCCCGGCTACTGTCATCGTTCTCCCAAACGGCCGTGAACTCTTCTACTACGGAGCCGACGTAGCTCGTTTGCCTGACAAACACGACCGCATACGAGACGCAATCTGGTGGCCGCACCCAATGGAACCCAGAACAGTTTGGGCCTGGGGCGGTTTCCTGACCGAGAACGTGGTCCAAGCTATTAGTCGAGACATACTAGGCGAGGCCATTCTGGCTACTGAACGTGAACTTCACTATCCTGTCGTTCACCATGTCCACGACGAGATAATCGGACTGGTGGAAAGGGCTTCTGCAGAGTGGGCCTTGGAAGTCCAGACGGAGATACTTGGTCGCCAACCCGAATGGGCGAGCGACTGCCCTCTTGATGCGGAAGGTTTTATTGCTGAGAGGTATGGCAAATGACCGCAAAAGAACAAGAGAAACTGTTCGCACGAATGATGAGAAAGTGTGGTGACCACAAAGAGTACGCCAGTGGGTACGTACATGGAGTATTCGATGAGTCCACTGGCCGCCCCGCACCGAATCCGATCATACGCCAACGTGCGAAGGGGGGTGACCGTCCGACCGACGACCCGTACGCCTTTGCCTATATGCTAGGTTTCATCGACGCATACGGCGAGGATGCCTTCGAGCGGCCGTGGGGCACGGGCTATAGCTGGTATCGTCCACACCTACGATATATGTGGTGGCTATAATGCACTTCTCACCCCAAGAATGGCTACAAATACGGGCGGCTCTAACTCTGTGGTTGGAGGTCACCACCAAATCCCGTGTTCATCCAATTGAACACCCAGCCGTACAGAGACTCTATACAAATACTCCCCATCCCCCGCTTAGTTCTGAGGATGTGCTTGAACTCATCGAACGCCCGTTCTACAAAGTCCCGCCGCCGGGAACAACTGCTTCGAGAGCAGCGGCGAAATTGGGTGTACCTTCTGCTCGTTTGGCCCGGTGGTTAAAGCGGCATTGTGAACCCATTGATACAGTCGGGCCTTTCTTTCTCTGGTCCTGGCGGGACGTGACAGACGGGGCGAAGGAACTGCGAAAGAAAACGAAGGCGTTCAAAGAGAGGTACGGACGATGGCACGCAAGCGTACGGTAGACCTGAAGGAAGTGCAGAAGGCCGGTAACGCTGTGGCAGATCGTCTCGGACTGCCGAAGCTAACCCCGCACCCTATTTGCCTTGCCGGTCAGATGGGTTCCCCCGAGGCAGCAGAAGAACTCCTGGATAAGCTCTACGCCAAACCAAAACCACCGCCAAAACGTAGGTCCAGACCTCTCGAAGCATCAATCCTTCGGGCCTGCTATCGCTGGCTTGTGAAGCAGGCCTTCGTTGTACTGGTCGAACGTCGCACTAATATCGCTATGGACCTGGGCAGTGGCCGGTTTATCCGCAGTGGTGTAAAGGGTCGGGCTGATTTGTGGTGCGTGCTGGACACCGGCACCCACGTAGAGATCGAATGCAAACAACCCGGCAGGGGACTCTCACGCCCTCAGCGATTGTTCCGGGACTACTGCCAGAAAATGGGCCTCTCGTTCGTCGTTGTCCACAGCCTCAAGGAACTCAAGGAGTTTTTTCAGCTTTAAATTTGCCTTGACGAAACCCATGTCGTATGTTACAATGGAGAAAGACGATGGCACGACCGTTGAAATTATCGGCAACAGCAATCGCTCGGTGCAAACGGTGCCCGACATTGTTTCGACTCGCTCACATCCTCGGCATTCGCCTCGTCGATTCAACTGAGGCTCAGCGAATCGGCATTGGCTGGCACATGGGGACTCAACTGCTTACAGTTCGGTCAGGGGAAACATGCCCTGTCTGCCGGAGGAAGCCGGTTTCTTTCGACTGCCCCCTATGCGGGCCGGGGGAGGATCGTATTGTTTCTGAAGTGGACGTTGAGCATCGATTCGACCGCCTGACAATCTGGCTCGAAGCGGCCTACCAGCATATCCCGGATAACGTTTCACCCGAAGACTGGGCAGTAGAACGCAATCGCCTACTGGCGGCTCTGCGGGTCTGGGACTGGTATTGGACAAACGATGAAGTTGAGACCGTTGCCACGGAGGTACCCTTCGATATTCCATTAGTTCATCCCGAGGGCGGGCACCCTCTTCGAGGTCGGTTTGTCGGTGTAATTGACCGGCTGATACGCCGCAACGGAACCCTTCAGATCAGTGAGTTCAAGTCCACATCTCGAAATGTGGATTCGGGTTCAACTCTCTGGAATCGGTTCCGACGGAGCACCCAATCAACGGGTTATATCCTGGCTGCCCGACTTCTTCAGCGGACGGGTGCCCTGGAACAATACGGTGTCAAGCCCGACGAGCCCCTTGTTAGTGGGGTTCTTTACGATGTATGGCATAAGCCGTCTACCTCCCTCAAGCGTTTAACCCAGAAGGACTCCGCAGAGTTCCTCGACAGCAAGAAATACTACGACGGCAGACTCACCGTAAAGGCCGGTCCCCCTGGTAGCTTCTTCATTGAGGGCGACCAAACAGAGGCCATGCCGGGGAAGCGAGAAGGCACGTTCTCAATTCGTGAGACGCCGACTATGTATTATTTCCGGCTCCTGTCCGAGCTACGAGAGAACGCGGCGACCTACTTCGCCCGCCGGGAATTTCCTCATACCGATCAGCAATTGAAAGCGTACCAGTGGGAGCGATTCCATCTCTATCAGATGATCCTCACTATGAAACGAACCGGTCATTGGTATTCCAGTGAGGATCAGTGTGAGACTCCCTGGCACTGCGAGTACCTCCCAATCTGCGATAACCATACGACTATCCCCGACGATGTGGAGCTACCGTCAGGATTCACTCGCATTTTCAGCGATAGCAAGAAAGGCTAAAAGACATGGCTTCACCACGGCCGAACAAGGCGAAATCACCGATGCCCCGGATTCCACCTAAGCCAGCGACCGCTCGGCCTGCACCACCGCCGCGTCGGCCCACCCGCCGGTCCAAAAAGACGTTCTCAATCGGCACCTGGACCGGCGAGAACGAGGGCGATAAAGTCGTCCTCTACGGTACGTCTGGTGTTGGGAAAACATCACTCGCAGCGATGGCTCCGGGTGCTGTGTTTATCGGGGTGGACGATGGTGGACGGCGAATTCGCCACCCCGAGACAGGCGAGCCACTGCGAGCGGTCACCGGTGTTGAGACTTTCTGCGACGTGCGAGACGCCCTTCATCAGAAGGGACTGGTTTCGGCCGATGAAACTATAGTCGTAGACACGCTTACCAAGGTCGAACATCTGGCCGAGCCGTATATGTTCGAGACCATCAAGCACGAAAAGGGCGGGACCGTTTCTTGCCTCGAAGGGTATGGTTACGGGAAGGGATACACGCATCTGCACGATACCATGCGGTCTCTCCTGCAAGACCTGGATGCCTTGGTTCGGCAGGGTGTGAACGTTGTTCTGATCTGTCAGAACATGGCCATTCGCAAAGCCAATCCGGCTGGAACGGACTACCTCTACGACGGCCCCAAGCTCTCCCACCCCAGCAGCGAGAAAAACTCGGTACGGCTACTGGTATGCGAGTGGGCCGATCATGTAATAAACGTGTCGTACAAAGATGTCGGTCAGTCGGTGGAGGCTGCTCGGGGAGCCCGGTACGGGAAGGTCAAGGGTGGGACAACGCGGGTTCTGTATACCCATCCGGAACCGCACTTCTTCGCCAAGTCTCGTACCCTTGAACATCCGACCATTACGTTTGAGGACGTGGCTGACGGTTCGCTGTGGCATTTCCTGTTCTCGGAGGGAAACTGAACATGAAGAAGATGACGATTCAACCGCGAGGGCCGATGGTTTTGATCCGTCGCCTGCCCCGAGATGACGAGCGGGGCAAGCACGGTATCCAGATACCAGACATGGCCAAACGAGCATTGTTCAAGGCCGAAGTCCTGCGGAGTGGGGAGGGCGTTCCGTGCGATGGGAACGCTTCCGGTTTGCGACCCATCGGCCTCAAGCCGGGGGCTATTGTTCTGGTGAAGGACGATCCCCCGAATACCGATCCTCGGGGTCGTATGATGAGCCGGAATCTGATCCCGATTACAGCAACCGGGGACAACTACCTGGTGAACGAAGCCTACATCTACGCTATCGACAACGCAATTTGCGACGACGAAACCCCTTCAGGAGACCAGAACGATGCAGCCGCTTGAGCATGAGGGCGTATTCCGGGGCCAGGTCTTGAGTCACGCCGTTGGCGAGACCAAGAATGGCTACCCGCAGTGGGTAGTCCGCTTGGCCGTAACTGAAAAGTACGACGAGGAAGAGAAACAATGGGAGGACTGGTCGGAGTTCGGTCTGGCCGTTGACGGCTATCTCGTTCTCTTCGGCGAGAAGGGCCCGTGCGAGATCATCAAGCAAGGTGCCCTTCAGAAGGCAACAGGGTGGGACGCAGAATCGTTCGCCACTTTGGACGCCCTGGACCTTTCCGAGACCGTTGTTCTGTTCCGTACCGAACTCGATACCTACGAAGGCACGACCCGTCTCAAGGTGACCTGGTTGGACCATACCGACGCCTCACCGACCAGAGAGCTTCGCAAGTTGGACGCAACGCAGCTTGCTACCCTCGACGCAAAGTTCGGACTGAAGCAGGCCCCGGCCCCCGTCAAGGCCCCGACCAAGGCCCCGGCAAAGCCTGCTGCCAAAAAGGCCAAGCCCGCCACCAGGCCCGCCGCCAAGAAGGCGAAGCCTGCCACCAAGGCCCCAGCCAAGGTTCCAGCCAAGCCGCCTGCCCGGCCTGGTGCCGATGGCCCCGAAGAGACCGATAGTAAGACTTGGGGCGACCCGGAAGTAAGCGGCCAGGAAGCCTGGGGCACTGTGACTCAGTACAGCCCCGAGGCCGAAGACGATGATCGGAACGCTGCATGGCTCCGTGCAGTTGACGAGATCGCCGGAGCAGATACCGACACGGACGAGGTTACTCCGGAGCAATGGGCCTCCATCCGGGACGCGGTACTGAACAACGGCGGCTTGCCCGTCATTCCGTTCTGACCCCTCCGTGTATTTGCCTCCGTCAGTGGGGTGGGAGCGACGTATTTTGCTCCCACCCCCGGCCCAAACGGGTAAAGAATATGTCGCCGACGTGGGCTGAAAAACTAGCAGTCTACCAAACGAATGTCTTCCCAGCTATGGTTGCACTACTCGGTACACAGCTTGGGGTTTCCTCAGAATCGTTAGCTCGACTGGGGATTGGATGGAAGCCCTCCGATGGTGCCTGGATTTTTCCGGAGCGGGACGCCCAGGGGGAAATCATTGGCCTCACTCGCCGGTGGCCGAACAACAAACAATGTTGCGAGAAGGGAGCAAAACGTGGACTTATCTATCCAATCGTTGCTGTCGTTGACGGCTACAACCCTACTCGACAACAGTGGACTCGTGTTTCCCGGCGTAATCCGTGTCCGATTTGCGGAAAAGAGAAGTGGTGCGGTCTGGACGGGAACGCGGAATACCCGCGTTTCGTGCGGTGTATGGGACAAGAGAACGGAGCCGTTCATCACGACCGTCATGGGGGACATATCCACGAACTTATCCCCGGCTCTTTCAAACCTGTTGCAACGCATACAGTCCCGTTACCTTTGTCGGATTCCCCAATCGTCGTGGTGGAGGGAGCCTCGGACACTGCTGCCGCTCTCGACCTCGGGATGGTCGGAGTCGGACGCCCACAAAGTCTCGGAGGATTGGAATTTCTCCGCACGCTATTGGTGGGACGGAATGCGATTGTGGTGGGGGAAAACGACGCCGGGGCTGGACGCCAAGGCATGGAAGCAACCTTTGAGGCCCTTACGGATATATGTCCCGTGGTGGTTAAGGTTATGCCACCAGAGGGTGTCAAAGACCTGAGAGCATGGCTGCGAACTGGTCTTACACGACAAGAGCTATTGGACGCCGCCAAGCAGGGGTCTGCTGAAAGCCAACCGGGGACACTCCATGATGACGCCCCACTTGTTCTTGTTCGACACTGGCTTAAAGAGAACTATACCGATGCCAATATTCTACTTCTCCGCAATCACCGAGACGTTTGGTATCGATACGATCACGACCACTACGCGGAATACCGGGTGCCGGAGATCAGAAGCAGTCTCTACCGATTCCTCGATACATTGACTATTGCCAAACAAGGAAAGACCGGTGTGACCCTGGAATCCTACAAGCCCACCCGCCATAAAGTCAATGATGTGGCAGACGCCCTCCTTGCTGACTGTCTGGTGAGTGGCGACCCGCCCTGCTGGTTGGATGGGCACGAAGGTCCGAACCCCCACGACCTTATTGTGTTCACAAACGGACTGCTCGATGTTGACGCATACCTCCATCGACGCCCGGCTCGGCACCCTTTGTCTCCCCGACTGTTCCATTTGGGGTCCACACCGTTTGCATTTGACTCCGGAGCAACCTGCCCCATGTGGGAAGAGTTTTTAGACCAAGTGTTCTACGGGGACAGCGAGTGCATCAACTTACTACAGGAATGGTTCGGCTATAATCTGATTTCCGATACTCGGTTTCAGAAAATGATGCTAATGATCGGCCGTCCCGGAAGTGGGAAGGGCACAACACTCCGAGTCCTCTCGGCCCTACTCGGCCGGGGACAATGTGCCCGAAGCTCGTTTCGGGACATTACAAGTCCCTTTGGGCTGCAACCACTGATCGGTAAACGTGCGATTCTGTTCCCCGATGCCCATGTCCCTCGGCAAGTAGACGCCATGTACGCCTTAGAAGTCCTCAAGAGCATCGTTGGGAACGACCCGCTTTCCGTCAACCGCAAGTTCCTACCGCAGATTCCGGACCTCCGACTGCCTGGCCGCATTACTATCGCTGTGAACGAACTCCCGGAGCTACCAGACCATGCTCGCTCTCTCGAACGTCGGCTGGTCCTATTGAATTACCCCAGATCTTTCGAGGGGAAAGAGGATTGGACACTAGCAGATCGTCTTTGTACTGAGGCTCCGGGTGTCCTGCTGTGGGCGTTGAAAGGACTCTATCGGCTTCGTCAACAAGATGAGTTCACGATCCCATCGGTGTCAAAATCAGTGATGGAAGAGTTCCGACCCCAGCTTTCACCGGTGGCTGAATTTCTCGATGACTGTACCGATTTTCGTCCGGACCTGTGGGTACCCGCCCAACAGCTATTCGATTGCTGGATGGGGTGGTCCCGCGAGCGAGGAATTCGTCCCGGTAACCGGGCGAAGTTTGGGGAGCGAGTGCTCCATCAGAAACCAAGCCTTCGTCGGGAACGCCAACAAATTAACAAAAAGCGGATGCGAGTCTATATCGGTCTGGGACTCACTGGCAAAGCGAAAGACCAGTACCTTATGAGAGGAAGGCGATGACTGATTACATGGACCGAGAACATCGGAGGCTACAAGAACAGGTAGACGCAGGGGAGCTACTGAGTGACACTGAAAACAGAGTGCTGTGTGACTACCGGCAAGGTCGGCCTTTGTTTCAAAAGTTCCCCAAAATTCCTCGGTTCTCTCGGGATATTGTTATCACCGAGAAGATCGATGGAACAAATGCCCAAGTTTTCATCAGCGAGGGCGGTGATATTATGTGGGTGGGGAGCCGAAATCGTTGGCTAACAGATACCGAAGATAATTACAGCTTCCGGGCCTGGGCACGAGAACATGCTGATGAACTTCGGCAACTTGGTCCCGGCCGACACTGCGGCGAGTGGTGGGGACAAGGGATTCAACGAAACTACGGTCTAACAGAACGGCGATTCAGTCTGTTCAACGTCTCCCGTTGGACTGACTTGATACACGAAAAACCCGGCCCCCTCTGTGAGGGGTTCTACTTGGACAACCTCGAAGAACCAATCGTGCGGCAGCCTGCCCCCATTTGTTGTCATGTAGTGCCGATTCTTTATGTCGGGCCGTGGAGACTCGACAACATTCAGCAATGGGGCGAAGAAATGGATGCCTTATCCGATACGATGTTCGCTTTAGGGGACGGCGGTAGTCGGGCAGCCCCCGGTTTTAAAGACCCCGAAGGCGTCGTGGTCTTCCACGGACAGAGCGGGCGTCTGTTCAAGAAGACATTCAAGGGCGACGAGTATCAAGTCCAGAAGAAAGGGAGTAAACATGGCTCTTGATTTCTTCCGACACATAATCGCCCCTAGTATGCGGAAAGCCAAACCGCTCCGCATTAAACTCTCCCCGGAGGGGAAAGCCACACTGAGGGCGAGGCTCAAGGAGCAAGGCCACGATATAACAGATGAGGAACTCGACGAAGAACTCGGGAAGCTCCAACAAAAAGTTTCCACCCTGTTAGAATCTGACCTAGACGCCGTGGTGGAACGGGCCGAGAAGTTAACCCACCCCTTACCAGAGAGGAAACACTGTGGGCCAAAACGGAAAGGGGAGCACCCAACGCCCCTTTAATCGGAAGAAGTGGAACGAAAACTGGTCACGAATTTTCGGAGAGAAGGACGATGGAAAGCACCAACGAAACCAGGACGTTTGCGACGGGAGCAATAAGGGACGGGGCAAGCAGGAAACCAATGCTGCAATTGATCTCCCCCCATGCTTTGTTTCGTCTCGGCGAGTGGCTGCGGATCGCCTGTCAGGACCGTAAACCCGAACCGTACCCGCCCCGGAATTGGGAGAAGGGGATGCCGTTCAGTGAGACCATTGGTTCACTCGAACGCCACCTTCAGAAGTTCAAACTAGGGTCAAAGAAAGAGGACCACATTGCCGCCATCTTGTTCGGGGCAATGGCAATTGCCCACTACGAGGAAGAGATCGCGGCTGGTCGGCTGGACCCGGCATTAGACGATATGCCAAAATACGAACAGCAACCCGGTCTCGATCTGCGGGTTGATCCAGCAGCACCGGGAGGGGATCGTAGCGTCGAGCATATTTTCCCACCGGAGGTTCTTGCTTCTGCAGTTTGCAGAGACCTCGAACAAACAGTCAAACAGTACGTACCCTTCTGTACTTGTCTGGACTGTCAGGCTGTGCGGGTTGCTAGGGACGGAGAGTGCGTTGAGGTCTCCGATCCAAGATACGCCACCCTAGCGAGCGACGTGGACAGATTCATCGCTGCGGTGCTGGGTGGTGAAAAGCGGGTAGCCTACGTCACGGGGCCTATGCGGGGAATCGAATACTTTAACTTCCCCGCATTTGACAAGGCAAGAGACCAGCTTGTTGAACTCGGGTTCGCCGTAATCAGTCCGGCCGATATCGACCGCCTGGATGGGCTCGACCCCTTTGAGGCTGAAGCATACGCCCGTTGTTCAGCAAACAAATGGCTCAGCAGTGGCGGTGGGGCCGGTGAAGCTGCCAGCCGTCTCGATAGTATCGTGCGGCGGGATATCGGGGTGGTCCTGGGCCTAAACAGAGAGCGGGACGATTTCTTGTACGCCCTGGACGGATGGAAAGGAAGTACAGGGGCATTGGCGGAAATTCGTGTGGCAGAATTCAGGGGCCTTAGTGTGTATCCTTATCGGGAGGCTATCCCCTTCGACCGCAGAACTGGCAAAGTCTTTCCCCCTTCCGCTCTCTAACAGAGGCTAACTACAATGGCTGTTGCCCACACACACAAGCGGTTCTGGATCGGCTTCGATCTTCACATACCACACTACGATGAATCCGTGGACAAGATCGTAACCGAGTTCTTGCACGACTTCAAACCCCACATCCGGGTTGCCGGGGGCGACTGGATGACCTGCGACCAGGCATCCACATTTGCCTCGGCCCTCGAAGACTCCAGCGACCTACTCGAAGAATTCGAGACGACACAACTTTCCCTCGAAGAGTGGAAGATTACCCACTACCTCGAAGGGAACCACGAAGAACGTATTCGACGAGTAGGTGGGAAGATCGATCCCCGGCTGCGGTCCTTGTGCGACGTACCACATAACCTCCACCTAGCGGAACAAAAGATCAGGTGGCTCCCATACCATCCGAAGCAAGGTGTGCTACATATCGGCCACTTGAAGGTCTTTCATGGGTGGTACACAAATCAGTATTACGCCCGCAAGACCGCTGAGATTTACGGGACAAGCGTATTCGGCCATGCCCATAGGTTTCAGATCATCCAGTCCAAGGAAGCCTTCCACACACGGGTTGGGTTTGGAATTGGTATGCTAGGTAGTGTAAACCAACCTTGGATCGATGATCGGGCTCCGATGGGGTGGGGTCAGGGGTTCGCTTTCGGCTATCTCCACCGCAACAAGTGGTTCGACTTGTATCCGGCACGAATTAACAACGGCCGGTTAGTCATAAACGGAAGAGTATACGGGACTTTCACAGAGGGAACGGAGATTGACTGATGCGACGGTTGACAACAATCGGGCTGCTGCTGACGCTACTGGTCTTGAGTACGGGATGTGCGTCCCCTACTATCGACCTGTGGGCTGATCGCAGCGTAGAGGGCCTGGGCTACGCCCGCGAACATATCCAAGCGTTCGCAGGCAAAGTACAGGAAGGTCTGAGGGCCAAGGAAGCGGCCGAGATCGAAATTCTGGACGACGAACTCCACAGCGTCGTGACTGGCGAGATCGAAGGCGTGGAGTATAGTCGTGAATGGCTTCGCCATCATCGGATCACAATTGACGTTATCCGAGAAGGCCATGCCGCCAACCACACACAGTTACGAGAAGATGTGAAAAATGCCTTGGCCAATCTCGACGAAATCGCCGAGGGTCAGGTCCACATCAAACGGCTTCGTCGTGCATGGACCGTAACGGACGAAATGCGGGCTGAGGTAGATCGCTTGGCCAGTCTCGTCCAGCGTCTCATCACTGAGAACCGTGGGAGGAACGACTAACATGGCCGCGACACCACAAGACGCACTCGCCACACTGAAGAGAGTTGCTGCCGCGTGTGGGCTGAGTGTTGCAGAGTACACTCGCCAGCATCCGGCGGGAGCGAGACTGCTCTCGAAGGTCATCGACCCCGAGGCACTGGTGAAAGATTTCCTGAAGCGGGACGATGTGAAGGCCGCTCTGCTGGTCAAGACGGAACAAGACCTGGACACGGCCCGTCAGGCTCGCCTGCTGATCGAACTCGTCATGGCTGCGGCGGGCAAGCTCCTGCCGTTCATTCTCTAGGGGACGACATGACAACACGCGACAGAATCATCGAAAACATCGTGGCTGAAAGGGAGCGTCAGGTAGCTCTCGCTCATGGCGGCGATACAGAGGCATTTGACAAGTGCAATTCACGGAATGATTGGATCGGTTACATGATAGCCTATGCCGGTCGTGCCGTAGACAAATGCCACCGTAATCTGAGAGAGAGCCAACAATTCGAGACCAATCTCATCAAGGTTGGAGCCCTGGTTCTGGCGGCCCTTGAAGCCCAGGAGAAAGGATACTGCTGATGAACCCTCGTCGGGTACACTACAAGGATACACCCATGAACCGCGTCAAGAAAATCAAGGAATTCCTCAAGGGCAAGAAGACCTACCTTTTTGCTGTAATCGCTCTCTTGACTGCTCTGACCACATGGGCAGAAGGGGGCATCGGCGATGTGGAATTTGCAACGGCAGTGTTCGTCGCCTTGCAAACTGTTTTCCTTCGGGCTGGCATCAGCAACGGCGAGAAGAAGCCCAAGTGAATCCATGCCCCCGACCAGAATAAGAATTCGTCATCGCTCTGAACTCATCCGGTACGCCTACGAGCATGTACGCTCTCGTGCGTGTCAAAATGCGTTCTACGGCGGTACGGTGGTGGTACTCGGTGGATTCGATCAGATTCCACCGAGTACCTCACCTGGTTGGATTCTCCGTGTCGAGAGCAAGTACCAGACGTGGTTGGTCGCCGTGTCAGTGGACGAGACCACACACGAATACCTGGTATGGCACCCGCCCCGTGTATCCTGGCAGTATTGGTCGGGCAGGCTCGGCCGGGAGTTGAACATCTACGACGGTGACTGCCCCGATCAAGCTATAGCAAAACGAGAGGAAGCGTCATGCAAGAACACCCCAGAACAATCTTGCTAGAAGAGAGCCACACACTCCACAAACTTCCGGAAGTGATACTGTATTCCAATCGCCACACAGGGCAGCTTGTACACGTAACCCCCTACGAGCTATACTCGATCTTCAAGCGGAACACAGTCATGGTCCACCCATTTGGACTCTTGACCGCGTTTATGGTTTGCATTCAGAGTATGCGAACGGGCGGAGTGTTTCCTGCCTCTATTGTGCAATGGCCGGAGAGTATCTACACATGACCTACCGAACCCCTCGTTCGAGCGACGTTCAATTTGAGGACTGGCTCTCTATCCCGGAGGCCCTGGAATACATCCGTAAAATGACGGGGCATAAGCCCTCTCGAATGTCGTTCTACCGATGGGCTGAGTCCGGAAAGCTCGTCACCAACGGCAAGCGGCCCCTCCGTACCACAAGGGGCTTCCTAGCTCAGTTCATCCGGGAGCACATACAATGCAGCAGCACGAAGAAACGAGGACGGAAGATTGGCCATCGGTCCTAGTTATTATCTCCCCAGGGGCCGCTCTTGAATTACACGAGGACGCTCCGTGGGGGGTGCCCCCATCAAAACTCGCTGCCGCCGTCAAGCAAAAGAAGCCCGTTGCTTGGGAGAATCAGGGGCGAGTCTGTCGTGTTCCCCACGCAGTTATTCGGAACGCCCTGTCGTGCTTCCGTACGTGGGCGAAACAAATGGCAGTAGACCCCCGTTCATCTGCTCCGATTGGATGGAACCTTATTCACTGGTGGCAGTGCAGTCCCTTAGGAAGCGAACAACCACCGTGCCAGTTCCGCTCCGGTCACACCGCCGCTCGCAATAAACGCCCCGATAGCAAACCACTTTAGACGACTCAGCCGTTTTGACACACCGCTATGGGCTGAGCAGTCCTGATTGTGGGCCTTCATCTGCTTCGGGAAAACTTCAGCCAGGTAGTGGTCGAAGTACCGCCGTACCCCGAGTTCGACACGATCATTTATCGTATCCAAGTCGCTCTTACTCAGCATTGTACCAGTCCCCTCCCCGTTGGGGGCGTTTGGGCTTCATGGCTTTTGCGGGCCTGATGGGTACACCGGGCCGACGTGTTATGCGATTACGATACACCATGTAGAGTTCATCAACTGCGATAACTAGCTCCCGATCCTCCTGGGAGAGCCCTTCCAGGAACACCTTCCGCCGCTCCGGCCGGAGATTGATCGGCCGTCGAGCGTCCAGACTGCTCTGAAGGTTCCGACGAGCCTGCTCAGACGGCCACCGTTTAACGGTTCTGGCCCACTGTTTAACGTCTGCGAGGGCCGTTTTAATATCCTGGGGGTTATCATCCCTGATCGCTTCAAACAGGGCGTAGTATAACGGGTTCCGACCTTCGGCCCTGCCGCCGCTCGGTTCTTCGCCCCGTTTCTTGAGCCAGACTCGTACCAAGGACCGTGTGGTGTAGTAGTCCTCTCGCATCGGAGCTTCAATACGGCCGAGCCAGTTGTAGATCGCCTTCCCTGCCGGGGAGTACCGGAGCCCCAACCGCTTCAGACGCTCGCTCCACGGGGCCTGAGTGTACTGCCCTGTACCGATCATCGCCATCCCGAGATCGGCCATGACAGACAACGGCCAACTCAACCGTGTTCCTGTCTCGAAGAGATTCCAATTCGAGTATTTTGCGGCCTCGAATATTCGGTAAAACGGGCCGAAGATACCACCTTCTAACATAGCCTCCGCCAGTTTACCGTGCCAACTCTCAGGGTCTTCAACATCGGTCAGCGGACGGCCAAGGACAGCCCGCCGGAGGTATTGCTGAAGGAACCCGTTTCCAGCAATAGCGGCGACGAACATCAGAAGTTTTCCGCCAAACCGTATCACGGTTTCGGCCGCCGCTTGTCGCGTGGCTTTGGATTGAGACCCGTCCATAGCTACACGTATATTTGAAGTCGTGCCTTCCAGTAGGGCTGCTGTCGTCCGTACATTTGCATTCAGGACTGAGATAAAGCGGAAGAAGAATCGCCCCCATCGACAATTCTGAACCCGCCCTTTGTTCCATGCGAACTCCGGAAGACCAGCAAGAGTGTTCACAGCGTTCTGCAACGCCTTCGACCGCACCGAGGGGGACATTTCGCCACGAGCAATCTCACCAATATCGTTGTCCGTGAGCTTTAACATCTTTCGCATGTACTCAGCATCACTCGGAATTACTCCCTTTTTCCCGTCGTTGATCGCCTTCAGCCAGGCATCGTGCATCCGGGCGATGATGAACTGAGACCGCCGCTCCGTGAAACGACCCAGAGCCATGCCGACGTTCTTAACGCCCTTCTGGAAAACATCGGTGAACCATGAGTCGGCGTGAATCGTCCAGTCTGTGAAGACCGACTGCAACACACCCATCGCCCGGTACTCAGCATCGAACTGGCGGGGGTGCAGTAGAATTTCTCGCGTTGCCGTTAGCATCCCCTTCACGCCCCGGACACCAGTACCCGGCACCGCAGTAAGCCATCGGGCAAAGTCATACAGTGGAGCAAGGGTCAAGATGCTCGTCGTGAGGGCGGTGTCTGCTACATTGACGAGTTTGCCGAGAATCGTCGAGTCCCATTCCACGAAGAAATCAGCCATCCAACCCGACCCGTCCGTGCGGTGGTAATTATCGAGTAGCTGGTTAAATGCGGTGGAAACCGAATCGACATGCTTGGAGCTATGAACGGTTTTTGCGACCTCACCCCGCAGCATATCAACCAGTCCCGGCACATCCGTCATGCCGAGTTCACGTTTGCCCAGCGGAAACTCCATACGACCTGTCTCTTCGTTGTACGAACCATAGCGAGGCAGAAGATCATCGATGACAGTTCGCCAGAGGGCCAATTGCCGAATCTGCTGTTCCAGGGCAACCCGGTAGTGCTGAAGGGGGTCACGCACTATCATATCTATCCATTCCCCCTCCACCATAAGAGAGACAGGAAGCTCCCGCCAGACCCGAACATAGGCTAGACTCCCGGCCTTCTTAACACCACCTTGACGGATACTGTCTGCGAGCATCTTCTGTCGCTCTTTTAGTGCGGCACGAAGACCAGCCTCATCGCTGGGTAGGTGTGGGTTTCGCTCCGGATACTGTAGATGCCACTGCACAAGGGCCTCGAACATTGGCCCCGATTGAAGATCAAGCATCTGCAATGCGTCCCGAGTGAACAGTCGGAAGTACCGTAAACCTTCAGCCCGTTTGAACGGCAAAAGTTTGTACTTCCTACCGCCCTTTGGGCCCTCCGTTTGCCGCAACTGCGGGACTCGAAGAGCCTCGGCACCCCCACCCACGAAGTCACGAAACGCAGTGCGGTACACATCCAGCAATCTTTGAACGACTTTGGGCACCACCCCCGCAAGCCGGTCGGGGTGTTCCACGAGAGTCGCCCAATTTGTCTGGCCGTCTTCTCGTCGCTGCTGCATCCATCGTAGAACCGGCCCCCGCTCTCCGAACGGAATAGACTCAAGGGTTTTGACCCATGCCTCCTGAAATGGTCCAGCCATTTCTCGACCCCGATTGCCTGCCTGTTGGATCAGTGCATGGGCAAACGGACCAGTCTTCGACCCTCTGCGAAGTGGATGACTTGCATCAAACACAGCAGCAGTAACACCACCCGTCAAAGCCCCAGCTTCTTTTCCCGCCCCTTCGAGCCCGCCCTGAGCAACAGCCCCAAGGGCGTTCACATCAAGGGAGCCATCCTCGTCAGCCCAGAGGTCTTTCGCCAACTGCCCGAGAGGCCCTGGCGGATATATCTGGTCTGCGTTCGAGAACCGGGCTGTTTGTTCCGGAGCCTCTAGTGCCTTCTTGCTCTCATCATATTCCCGCACAACCGGCGACTCGGCCGGAGCTTCGGGTTGCTCGAACGGCACAACAGCAGCCGGGGCTTGCTCAGCAGCGGGTATGGCCATAGCTGCTGTTGGGAACGGCACAGACGGACGAGCCTCGGGGGTTGGAGCTTCGGCTGCTCGTTGGGCCTCAGCCTGTACGATCCAACGTGCCTGCCCGAGGATATGTTGAGCCCGTTCTACCTGGGCTATTTTCTGAGTGGGAGAGACTGCTGAAGGAAGGGACTGAAGAATCCGCCCAAGTTCCTCCTGCTCCATTTGTTCCCGAGCAGCTTCCACTTGAGAGGGCGTACCCGAGGAAATTTCCTGGCTCTGACGATGCAACCTTTGAGCCACATCGAACGGACGAATACCTTCCGGAAGGGGAGTCGTCGGAATTAGTCCGGGCGGCGGAATTCCCACAGTGGGGGAAGGTTCCGGCATAGGAATAACAAGCCCGCCCTCCGTTGGGGGCATGGTTGCCCGCGTTGCCTCTGGAAAGGGTAGAAGCCGACCAGTTGCCCGAGCCTGCTCTGCCTCGGCTGCAACAGCCTCTTCAAAGCTCAGAGTCTCCGGTGCAAGTTTCTCAGTCGGGGCCTGAGCGAGTTCCGGGAACGGAATAACTCGTGGGGCCTTCGGTTCTGTCGGGACGCCAGTAGCGTCCTCAGTCTGTTCGGCTGCTTCACCGGCAGTGTGTTCCTCAACTGTCCCCGTTGCAATATCCCGCCGGGCAAGTTCCTCCTGGACCGCAGTAGTCGCCCACTCGGGAACGGGGTGCCCGGCCTCACGAGCCGAGTCCAAAAGATCGGCATGAAAAGCAAGAGCCGCATCCGGCAAGTCTACCAAGCTCGCCTTAAATTCGCCCCGTGCCTGGTGCTGTCGAATTGAAAGAGCACCCCCCATTATACCGCCCATCGCAAGAGCCTGAGCGGCTCCCATCAGACCAGCCCGTACCCACTGCCCACCCCATTTCACATGAGGGGTAATGTCCAGCATTTTATCGATGGTAGTCTGGCCGATTTCCGCAAGGGCCTCTTCGACAAAACCAGCCGCAACACCACCACTGACTTCCCGCAAAACCGGCTTGGCGATACGTCGGAGGTAAGCCAAACCACCTTGGAAACCCTGCTTCGCTATGACACGCCCCAGCCCAGGGGTGTGCCGTATGATCTTTGCAGCGATACCACGAGCAGCAGCCCAACCGAAAAGTTCGGTTACAGACTCCACTGCCGCATGACCAAACGCAGCAGTCCATTCCTTCCAGACAGCAATATCTCTACCGCGAGCCCGCTCACGAGCGACCTGAGAGAACTCAGCCCCCGCCGCCGATATGCCAAACGCCCCGGCAATCGGGGCTGCGGCTTTCAAACGGCCAGTCCAACCCTTCAAAGCCCCTTTCGGCCCACCGCCCAACCCGAACATAAGGGAGAACATTGTGGTTCCAACAAGCTCGCCTGCGGCCCCAGAGACACCGCCCGCCGGTGCCCATATACGTTGGGCTTCGTCGAGTTGGAGAGTAAACTTCTCCACTTGCTTATCGAGATCAAGTGAAGGACCGGCACCAGGCAGTAGGGCACCGGTTTTGTAAGCAAAAGTGGTAATGCCACCAGCCTGTCCAACAAAAGTAGAAGCGACATTTGCCTTAAAGTTCTCCCACGCACTGTCACCCGTTCGCTGCTGCCGGGTGCGGAGGAAAATCTCGTAGGCACTTTCATACGGCTTGAGCCCAGCCGACTGCCGCCACTTATTGATAACAGCCTGGGTCGCACCCGTTTGAAGGCGGGGTCGTTTCGCGGCGTCGAGTTGGGCGTTAGCTTGCCCAATCTCCATAGCCGCATACTGCATGTAGTCTTTTTTTGTGGGGACGATACCCCACGCCGATTGTTCAATTGTTTCCCACTCAGACATATTAGCTTACCAGATTCCAGGCACCGTTTCGCCACTCGTGGATCGCACCCGTTCTGTTGCTGCGTACTTGTTGGCCGTCCCAACGCCCGTCAAAATCTGGCTTAGCTGGGGCAGAAGTAGGAGAAGTTTGTTTGGGTTCCGCCCCGCTCCCGAACGCTCGTTGCTCATCGGCAACAACTTCGTCGATCTGCTTCTGGATACGCTGCTTGACCTTTTTAACCCCCTCCAAACTGCCCCAAGGAGATTCTTTCGGGTTAGCAGAGTATTCCCACTCAAGGACTTTCTCCATTTCATCCTGAAGGGATCGGAGCTTGGTTGTGAACGGAGCCCGTCGAACGCCAATCGGTGTCGTAGGCTCAGCGGCTCGCGGGAACGAAACGGCCTGACCGCCCATGATCCGCAATTTGTTCTGCTCGAATGTTGCCGGGTCGATAGCACCCTGCTCGTTCATGCGATTCAGTTGTTCGAGTTGCTTTTCTTGGGCCTGCTTTTCCCGACCTTCTCGGAAGAGCATCCGATCAAAAGCAGTATCCTTGGCGGCCTCTCGCCGGGAAGTCGGCGTCCTCCGCACCCGACCCGCCACAGCAGACTGAAGGGCGAACGCCTGTTCCTGAGCCCGCTCACGAGATTGCTGTTGCCGTACAGCCAGGGCGTGTTGCAGGAGAGCCAGACCCCGCTGAGCCCGCACGGACCTACCGGCTGACTGGCCCACGGATAATGCCAATTGACCAAGAGCCCCAACCGGAGTATGTCGGACGGTTATAGCCATAATTACCTCGCCTTAAATCTGGTCTCGTGCCCACTCCGGAATCATCCAGCCCCAGCCCATGCCCTTCCACCGCTTGTACTTGGACTTTAACTCCGGAGTCAGTCTTCCGGTTTTCTGCTTGGGTTCATCGTGACCGTAAAAAGATGCCAGCCCTTCTTGCTTTGTTGCCGGGGCTTCGGCAGGCCCTACTGCATCAGGTTTCGGCTGTGGCTGCTGTCCCCCTTCCGAGATAACACCCGATGGGGCAGCTTGGAGTTCAGACGGCGGGAGGCCTTGGAAACCAGTACCACTAACTGTGCCCTGCTCCCCTAGAAAAACTGTGCCCGGCTGCGGACCCGGAGGCGGTGTCAACGCTGACGGAGGCATTGCACCAGAGAGGTACGGTAGCCTTGCCCCGCCGTAGGAGCCCGGTGGATGGTATGCCGCCCCACTTCCGCCACCACCGCCACCCCCGCCGGTACTCGGAGACAAACCACCCCCACCGGCACCACCACCACCGCGACCAGCCGCTTGCTCAGCCCGCCATCGGGTTACGGCCCCTCCCGCCGTACTCGCCGGAGTACGAACTGTTGTCCGCTTCCCAGCTTCCTCCCCCTGAGCAGCAGCCTGCAAGAGCGACGAGAACATACCCAGGTCCGGACCAAGATCGGTACGACCCTGAATAGCACCGGCTCGCATCCGACCAATATCGAGTTCGGCTCCGGCCCGTTGCGTGAGCAAACCGGCCTTCATACCGGCCTCACTCTCAGACTGCTCCTGAAGAGCCCGTGCCTCATCGGATCGAACACCACGACGCATGGACCCACGAACCGTAGACCCCGCCAGCCCTCGGCTGATTAAGTCCTGCTCGCCCGCCCCAAGGGCTTTCTGGGTCTGCTCGGCAATTCGGGTACGGGCCGCTGTGCCGATATTTTCCATGAGCTTCGAGGCTTCACCGAAAGTCCCCGCCTGCCCTACCTGTGCCGACAGGGTTTCCAGGCTTTTGAGAAGCTGTGCATAGCGTTCCTCATTTGCCTTGTTGGCCTTCTTCTGACTTGACTTGAACAAGTCAAGAATGCTCTGTAGGTTCGACGTGGGCATTACGTGTCTCCGATCTTCACTATCGTCATGCTGAGTTGTTCGATTTCTATGTCACGAGCGTTACTGATACAATTGACGTACAGACTCACCTGGTCGTCGGCCGAAAGATCGAGAATGGCAGACCCACCTACGACGGCTGCGTGCGACGTTACTCGGGATAACGAAGTGCCCTTGGCAACTGTCGCACCATTGACCATAATCCCGCCTTTTATCTGATCGCTTACAAGACCGGCGGTATCTACCGACATATTCCAATTCACCAGATAATAACCCGCATTAGCAACTTCGATATAATGGTCAGCAAATGTACAGCCAGACTGATTCCCCCCAGCCATACCAGCAACATCAACTTCGTAGTCGGTTTCTTTCGCGGCAACTGGTACAGAATTGGTGCCGTCCTCTACGTGCATTTCACCGTAGTAGATCGTTACACCGCCACCACCAGCCTCGGCTTGCCAAGTCACCGTACCAAGGCCGTTAGTCTTGAGAACTTGACCATCCGCCCCATCCGCATTCGGCAATGTATAGTTCGGAGTACCGATAGTATTGCCGACAACACTACCTGTCGTTACGAAATTATGCGTTTCATTAGTCCAGTCGTAGTGTTCCGCAGCCGCAAATCCGTCCAAATCGTCGTGCTTGAGATTTTGGTTTAGGGTGTCACGAGAGACCTTGACAACATTCCCCGTTGCGTTCTGGTAGAACGCAATCGTATCGGCAGCCGCAATAGCCTGAACAGCAAGTCCATTTATGTCCAGGTTAAACGTTCGACTCTCAGACAGGTCGCCCCCGCCCGAAAGCCCGGTTCCGGCTGTCAGTGTGAGATCAGCACAGACGATTTTTTTCCATTCAACGGCCATATTCTGCCTTACGCTGCGGACGTGCAGACGTACAGATGGCCCTCATCGACCTGGTACACTAACTTCCCAACAACAGGTGTTAGTGCATCACGAGCGTCACCATCCGCGACGTTATGTATCACAGCGTCCGTAAGCTGCTGTCCGTTCACATCGAGAGCGGCATCCAGGGCCTCGATATGTTCGGACCCAACTGCATCGTTCTCGATCTTGTCACCAGTTACAGCGTCCGCTGCCAACTGAGCGGTGTCCACCCCTAGATCATCGACCTTAATTTCAACGTCTTCGTCGCCCCCTGGGGTCAGTTCAGTGACCGCAATACCCGTCCCAGCAACAATCTTATTGAGTAAGTAGTCTTCTGTGGTGTCGTCAGCAGAGACCTTAGCCTTGTGGTCTGCGGCAGGAACATCGACAAACTCCAACGCATCCGCCCCGACGTTGACCTTAACTGTCTTCCCGCCTTCGCCCGCGAGGGCCGCAGGGGTGTCGTCCAGGTCAACGAAATTATCCGCTTGATCCCCTTCCAGCAAAACCTTTGCCCATTCAACAGCCATTGTCCTTCTCCCTTACACCGTTAGCCCGTAGTAAATTCGATCATCACCACTCAGCCGAACAACCCGTCCGGCTACTGCGGGGTCAGGCAGTGCGTCAATGGTACTAATGTTGACTCCCGCAAATGTCGGCGTGGCAGTTGTGTTCACGTCCTGATGAACACCTGAGAGATCGTCGTGAACAATCTCGGAATCTTTGGTTTTGAGGACTCCGGCATCGTTTTGCAAACCTGTGCCAAAATCCAAATGGACACCAGTTGCGTCCCGCCCAATGGGGGCCGCAACTTTAACCCGCAGCTTCCCATCCGTGAACTCCAATCCCGGTGTGGCTGCCAGAGCAACAGCAATAGCTCCGTTGACAACATCGAGACCATCGCCCAACATGGACGTAAGCTGGTGCGTCAGAGCTTGAATCGCCCGCCGAGTACGAGCGTCCTGGCCCGGTACACGTCCAACTTTGAACACACCCGCCATTGTCTATCTCCGGCGAGCCCGGCCTCTAGGTTCAAGTATGGCTGTTGCACCCTCCATCGTCCATCGTTGGGCCGCATCACCGATACTTCCCAAACGGAGTCGAAGGGCATTTGCCGTTATTCGTCGAAAGATAGCTGGGTTTCTCCCCGCCACCACCTGACGTTTGCAAACAAGTGCTGTCGTAGTTGCAGCGGCTTCCGGGGTTGTACCTCGGTACACTCGCAGCACGGCCGGATCGGAACCTTCTGCCATGAGAACCTGTATTTCCGAGAACCGAGTATTGACGAAGTCACCCCCAACGGAGATCGGAGTGAAATCAGCATAGCTGGTTATTACTGTACCGTCGTCATCCTTCGCTGTCGGAGACAAGTAGCGAATTTTGCTGTCCCAGCCCCCCAGCAACAGGGCTCGGTCGTCCGCATTGTCGGCCGGATAGTGGTGTGCAAACGACGGCCCGTGAGCTACGGGGAACTCGACCTTCCACCAAGAGTCGGTCTTCCGATCCCAGAACCAATGGGTATCAGCCGTGGAGGGCTGTGTCAAATCGGCCGGAAGCAGAAAGACATAGAGCCCCTCAGCCATCCGGTCCCATATAAGTTGGATACGGTATAATTCCAAATCGAACCCACTGAATGTTCCTTTGAGCCGTCCGTCGGTTAGAGATACTGGCTGACTCACACCCCCCTTCATCACCCACACACCGCCGCTCCCGTAGAAGTACAGATTCCCAAGTTCATCCCGAGTCGCAGCATCGGCTCCGGCAATGCCAATTTTGTAGCTGATAGCATCGATCATGCCCCCAGCCGCCGGATCACCCTGTAGTGCCCAAAGGCTCTGCGAGCAACCGAAGATCATTATGTCGTCCGAATACGGCATGAGGCACGTCACAACATCCCCGATTTTCCCAGCATCGGCAAGTGTAGCTGCTACTGCCTGAGTCGGAGTTATGATTGCAGCACCGTAATCGAAGTCGAATGGATCGCCGACTGCACTCATATACCACTCATTCGGGTTCTCGTACAGTCCAGCCAATACGACGCGGCCTCGGTACAAGGTTATGATCGGGCATCCGAGAGTAGCATCTGCTATGCCAACAGGCAATGACCCGCTAAACGCATCAGGTGGGTCGCCATCCCAATCGTGAATGGAGTCATCAGTTGGGTCGAAGTATTTATAGCCTGCTGCCGTACCGTCGGCGAAGAACATAAAACCAAATGCTTCTGCCATACGAACTGTATGGGCTACTGAAAGGGCACCTGCTCCGTCTGTCGCCACGTCCAATCCGCTATCATGCAAACCCCCATAGATACTCCCCCCAGAAACCACAACGAGCTTTCGTTCAGGCGGTTGTTGAGAATATACCCCTACCTCCATCTGAAAGTCGTCGATTGTTACTACTCGTCCGCCCGCAGCGTGGTGATAGAAAATTCCGTAGTAATCGTTGCCACCTAATTCATCAGTTTCGTAGTCAGTGACCAGGGCACCGTCCACGTAGATTTTCAACCGAGTGCCCGTATCGTGAACGACAAGTTCGTGGTCTGCGTCCCAATTGAGGTCACCTGCGTCGAAAGATTCTGTACCAGACGGCAGGTAGACGTACACACAGTTGCCTCCGGGGGCGGCATTGTGGAGTAGGACTAATCCGAAGTTATCTGTAGTCAGATTCCCCGCATTGGTACTAGCACGAATAATAAATCCGCCCCGTGTAGCCTCATCCCCAACAGGATCGTAAAGATTTATCGTGGCTGAAAGAACCACTCCCCCTTCAGCGGCCGTTTTCCAGGTTAGGCACCCGGCATATTGCCTATCCTGAGCCCACTCCCCGGCCGTTACGTCATACAATTCGTCCTCATCGTCTTCGTCCCAAATGCCGTGATACGTAACCCCGTCCGCATGCCGACGTGCTTGGAACGCAGCAGGGTCTACGTCGTCGAGAAAATCTTCGAGTACTAGTACTCCACCCGCCATCATGTCTGTCACACTGGCGGGACTTGTCACATGCCCAATGGACTGAATGGCGTTAGACCCATTTACGGAATCAGCGAAATATTTGGCCTCCCCGTCTCGCTGACCGCCACGCACTCGGTCACTCGGGCCATAGGGACGAACATTAAGGGCGTCAGGCGACGTACCCGGAGGCTGCCGCCTGAACGCCCATCCTTCGTCGATCCCGTGATAGGGGAAGGGAATCTCTAATGCTTTACCAGGCATCACTGAACCTCAAGTACTCAACAGCCCGCTCCAAGATGACGGGATTATCCTGTAACAACCCCATCCCGCGATTACATGTATTGCAAAGAAGACCACGAACTCGGTTCGTCTTATGGTTGTGATCTACATGCAACCCATCCCGAAGCCCAAATCGCTTCCCCGTTTTCCCGCAAAGGGCACACATGCCCTTCTGCTGGTCGTAGAGTAAATTGTAGTCTTCGAGTGTAATCCCGTATGCCCGTTGCAACTGTCTGTCGCGTATTTGACGGACAACACGAGGTTGCTTGTTGTACTTTTTAGCCATCACACGTTTACAGGGACGACAGTAACAAGAAAGCCCGTCTTTGTTCGATTTGTGACGAGTGAATTCTTCAACAGATTTCACCTGCCTACAATGCGAACATCGTTTCAGGGCCTTGCCTGGCATAGTGGTATCCTGTCAGATTACGCAGGAATGCCGGTCGAACGCTCGCTGTGGTCGAAGATCACCAGATCGCCGCGATAACGAACTTTAACCGCAGCAATATGGATAGCATCGGTGCCATGAGCAGCGGGCGTAAACGTCAGGTGAACACGGTCATTGGCCAAGAGCCCTTTGCCATCCAGACTGATTTCCCGCCAGGCGTAAGCAGCCGACAAGGCTGCAATCGCCGTCGGTGCCAGGTCCACCGCTGCTGCCCGATGGGTGAACGCTTCGACAGCAATCGTCGGCGTGTCCGTTGCCCCGTCCATCTTCGCCAGTACCCACACCGACAACTCGTCCTTGGTCTCGTCGAAGTCACCCGGCACGTCAAAATCCAAGCCAGCCTTCACGACCTTACCCATAGCCCAAGCCAGGGTAGTGAGATTGCCGTCCTTGTCGAATCCGGGATTCGTACCCAAGCCCGTAGTAAGTGCCGCTCCCGTAGCTTCCAGATGAAAATTCCGAAGCGAGATAGGCACATCACGCCAGAAGCCGTCACCTGTAACTATTTGCCGAAAACGCTTGAGAATGTTCTGAGGGTTCATCGTCGTTTCCTCGTCGTTAGCTAAACGTCACCGTTCTTCGTTCGGTCCCTTCCCGAAACGCGGTGATGTTTCGACCCGCAGTTCGGCGACCAGGCCCGCAATACCCCAACCGTTTCGGAGCAGAACGATCATTGATCTTGTACGCATTCACCAAGTCGATCTGCCTGTATTCCGACTGAGCAGTTGGGAGGTCTCTGTTATCCCGGTCGGCCATCGCCTTACATGCCGAGACCAGAGTATAGTCGAACTCAAAACCGGCGGGGTGAAGATCATCCGCATCGGTGAGATTGTTGAAGTGGAGAAGATACTGGAACTCGACCACCCGAACTGAAGACGGAATCGGGTACGTAAGAAGCTCCCAGCGTCGTCGTGTGCCGGAGGAAAGTGGCCGAACCGCTAAGAAATACGGATCGCCCGATACGACCGCCACGGATTCTCGAAGCCTTCGGATTCCGTTTGGGCTCGTCCACTGCACCTTTACCCCGGTGTTTGTACCGGCAGCAAATGCCGGAGGGCCTGAGTAGCTACCGCCGAACGTCTGCGGGAGAGTGTAGTCCCCATCTGCGGCAATCGAAAAAGTCTTCGCCCCAACCCAGGCATGCTGCTCGGCAATCTCAACTACCGTAGACGACGTGTACTTTTCGATGGTGTAGCTGCCCACGCCCGTAATCGTGAGCGTCTTCTGTTCCATTGACGGGTAGAACGACGCACCTGACGCTGTAACCACAGTACGGTCATCAGCCGGATTGTTTACACCAGTGCAGTCATACGTTTCTCGCCAGTACGCCGTCGCCAAATCGGCTGCGAACACACCCGATGTATGGGCTACGAGGCACACGTAAGACTCCCCGCCATTTGTTACCTTGCTTCCTATGGCATACGCCGTAGCAGCCGCCCACGCAATTGTAGCTGCTGTTTCGACACTAACAGACGGCCACACTGTCATGGACAGGATCGGCTGCATCCACCGCCAACCCGCAGGAGGGGCATCCGCGATAAACATACGAATCGCGTTGTTCACCGCCGAGTTGCACACGTCCAGGTCGTAAGCATCCTGAGGGACTTGGGGTTTCTCATCCCCCGCAGGGCCGTAGTAGGCAATGCCAAGGTGCTTGGCAACCTCGACCATTAGCTGACGAAACGTGAGTGCTGAAGTGGGTTCGCTCATTTGAAGACCTTCCGGAGTTTACTACTAACTCGCTTCTCCAAAGCCTTCCGGGATTTCTTCGGCAAGTCCTTGCCGCCAGCTTCCCCCAAATGCCGTTCCAATTCCTCCGTGGTGATTCCCTTCATGCGGGATTTCTTGCCCCCACGTCGCCGCCGAAGCTCTGCACCAAACAACCCCCGCTGTTTCTCTGAAACAATGGGGGTGTGCTTTCGCCCGCTTCTCTTGCACTTCGCAGTGGACATAGTAATTCCACGAGGGGGGCAGGGCCAATTCCCCGCCCCCTTCGTCTCGGTTGGGTTGCTTACGGTGAAATCTGCAACATCACCAGCGGTGGTCCGGATGATCCATCGGCACTTCGGTCGATAATAAACCCGGCCAACTGGTGTTCGTCGCCATCAGCCCCAGGGCCATGAGCCACATCGTCTTCGACACAGACAGAGCCCTCGCAATCGAAGACCAACTTTCGCTCACCGCCCGTGATGCCCGCGTCTTGAAGGCTGCCGCCATGCGGGTTAATCCAAATCGGTCCCCACGTCTGGAGCCAGAGGTACTCGTTGGCCTCTACCGTGGCAACATTCGGGATACCGGCCACGGACGAGTAATCATTGCCCGCATCGCCGCCGCTCGGTCCTGCGGTGAGCCTCACGTTGCTGTAGGGATTGTGCAGAATCTCTGTCCAATGGGCGTTTGTCACCGCATAGGTCAGAACCGCATCCAGGTAAACCGTGATTCTCCCGTTCGCGTCCGTAGCTGTATTGCCGAGAACACCCCGAAACTGCTGGTGAGTACCGACGTGAATCAGCACATACCCACCCCGGAACTCATCCTCGGTAACACCCGCAGCCACAATATAGATTGACCGGTCGCCGACTGACTGGCCCTGAGCCAGTACCGCGGCCACGCCGTCGCCGATCTGATTCCAGAACTTCACGCCAAACTTGCAAGAGGAAATAATGTTGCTCGCTTTGGCGTATCGGTTCACACGACCGTCAGGGAGAACCACCCGATCACCGACGAAGAACTTCGGGTCTTGGATAGTGGAGTGACGATAGAGAAAATCCCAAGAGGTAACGTCGGACACGCCAACCAAACCAGGCACCCTGGGATGGTATGCTTTCGCCTTACCGTGCATAATTCAGGTTCCTTTCTTACGCCGCTTCCGGAATCGCAGTGTGGAGAACGAAGCCGGTGGTGCGACGGTTGGTGCAAAGATGCTGGTGGCATCCATCCACGAACACCGTCATAACCGTGTGCTGCCCACGATCCGTCATCGGCTTGGACTCGATCATCCAGTAGCCGTCCTGGACGATGGGCTGTAGCTTCGACCAGTCCACACAATACATCGGACTGTAGTCCACACCGTCAAGCTGCGGGATGTACGTGACTTCCCGACGATTGAACCGGGTCACGCCGTCAGGGCCGTTAATCAGGGCCTTGCCAGCCAGGTCACCCGGAGTCGAGTTGTCGTCGCGGGCGTCAGCCAGGTCCATAAGCTCCACGGCCATATCCGCGTTGACGTAAATCTTCACGGACGCCCCAGGAGTGTCGTCACCGGGCGACTTCACAAAACGCGGGGGCTTGAACCGTGTGAGCAGAAACGCCTTCCGCATGGTGCGAAGCAGACCGTTATCCACATGCGTGTAAACGTCGGCGTAGTTACGCCACTTGGCATGGACGCCAGCATCGAGACCCGCACAAACCTTACCCGTAGAGTTGTCCTGGTAGCGAATCGTCTGGCCCTTGAAGCCGCCAGCGACCACACCCGCGTCAAGCATGTTCAGGTAGTACGGTACACCGTACGGGTACAGGGTGTCCGTAGCGTCCGTCGGGGTCTTCCAGCCCCGATCTTCCAGTAGTTCCGCAAAACCCCAGAGTCGTTCGATTCGCCGGGATTCCAGAAGGTCGATGAAGCCCTTCGAGCTATTCTTGTTACGCATGATTTCCAGCACGTCCCAAGAATAGTTTGTGCCAAGCTGGCACCAAGGCACTTCGATCTGCTGGTGAATCTGCTCGACGGTCGGCACGTCCGTATCGTACAGACGACGATAGCTGGCCGCACCCTTCTCGTCCAGAACCACATTCCGCTGAATCTTGGTTCCGCCGTCAATCTTGCGATTCTTTTCAGCGTAAATCGAGCAGAACTCATACGCCTGACTGTCCCACATGACCTCGAACTGACCGTCAGGGAGATCGGCCAACGTAGTTGCGATGAGGTCGGACAGTGCGTCCGCATCAACAGCCATAGTATACCTCGCTTACGTGTTGAATAATTTCGTCAAACCTTCTTGGACGCGACGTTCAAGCTGCGTCCTGGTCGCTTTCCCGCTCGGGGGCTTCGCCTTTCTCTGAGACGGCCGAAGTGACAGACCCTTTGCCCGTCGCCGTACCTTCTTCTTCAGGTCACGCCGGGCTATCTGATCCCGATGCTCTATGGCCACCATGTCGTGGGCCATTGTCAGGGCCTCCGGAACCGTCAAACCACGGCCCTGAAGGGTAGCCCCAGCTACAAGAGCATCGGCTGTCTCTAACACTTCGCCCCGCTTGGCAAGCTGGTCATCGGTGAGTCGTTCACCGTCTCCGTAGAACTCAGCGAACGATTGCATATCGTCACCACCAAAGAAACCATCCACCACCTGCTGCAACGCAGCTTGGGCAGAGTTTTTGGTGGATTCGACATTCTGCCGGACAATGGGGAGAACCTGATTGAACTGGCCGACCAATTCATTGATCGGACCAACCAAAGCCTCCGCTACCGGCAACTCAATACCACCTTGCTCAGCCAATACCTTCGCATCTAGCGGCTGAAAACCGCCTGGAAGGACGCCCTCCGTAGCTTTCGGCTGGGGCTTTGTCTCCGGAGCGTCCACGGACGGATCAGGGAGAAGGCCGTGCTGCTTCTTGGCCTCCCGACCCAATCTCGCCCATTCGGTGAGTTCGGCATTGCGAGACGTGTGAACCCGCTCAAAAACCTTCGCCGCCATTTCCGGGTTCTGGCCCCAAAATGCCGAAATCTCATCGTCACTCCAACCACGAGCTTTCAACGACCGCTGCCATGCCGCAGGAGGGGTAGACGGTTCGGGCGTCTCATCGCCCCCGGCTGCCTCCTGGTCCCCTAATTCCTCGTCCTCGGAATCGGCCTCAGAGTCCGCATCCGGGCCTTCCTGGCCCTTGGGAGCAGGCTTTCCGTCGTCCCCATCGGGTTCCTCCACGTTCTGGTCCTCTGCCTCGGGAGCATCGGAGTCGTCAGTATCAAACTCGACTGCTGCATCGAGTTTTTCCTGCACTTGTTCCAATGCTTCCTCGTCATCGGCCAGACGGGGTGTTTCCCCGACTTTTGGGGCTCCCAGAGTGTCCTGCTGAGAATACCTAGCTTTGTCGCCTGTTGGGTCGGGCATGAGTTTTTCCTTTCATGGGCTGCCCGCAAGAAAGCGGGGGTAGGCCACGACATGCCTTACTTCCATCATACCACAAGAACGCCTTGTGGTCAAGGACAATCTTAACTCGCTTCTACGTATCCACACGCCTTGAGCAGATCGAGCTTTTCCTTACGATTACGAGCCCTCGGGACTTTCAACGTCTCGTCCCACTCTGCCTCCGGAACCGCCCTACGGAGTTCCAGTTCCTCATCACCATTTGTGGGGGCAATGGAGAACATCTCGATAGGCTCACGGAAGTTCTGAAGGGGGGTATGAATAGCCTCTGCTTGAAGGCTCCGCTCCATCAGAGTAGCCCCTGGATCGGAGCCGCATTGCGGACACTGTGGCAGGCGGTTACGCTGGGCCACGGGCCTGAGTTCTTCCGTCCGAAACCCACAATACGGGCACTCGTAGCAGTAAATCGGCATCTTACTTCCCCTTCGCCGGAAACGCCCTCTTCAGGCCGGTACGAGCCCTGGCTTCCAGTGTTGCTCGCTGAGCGGCTTTCGCCTTTTCGACGAGCTTCTTTTTCGCAGCAGCATAGAGCTTCTTGTCGTTCCGAATCTCTGCCGCCCGAATCAGGGTATCGGCCGCACTCTCAGCCTCCCAATCCCGGTCGGTTCCTGCTGAGGCTTTCGGAGTCGCCATCCTATTTCTCCTTCGACAGCTTCGCCAGCCGTTCCTTGTAGACAGCGATTGTCTTCCGGTACGTCGCCGTCGCCTTCTTGTTGCCGCTCTTCTGAGCTTCTCGCATGGACACCCGAAGATCGGCAATCTTGAGTTGAATCTGACTCCTGGTTCGCGGAGTAGCCCGCTTACCGGGACTGCGACGATCTGGGGGGAAGGCTTTCTTCAGGCCCTCTTTGACCTTTTTTTCACGGGCCTTCCTCTTTTTCTTGCCGAGGGTATCCAAGTCTTTTTCGAGTTGGCTACCCCTCTTCACACCACCTGCCCCTTGGGCCTTTCTCCACGCACTTGCCATTTTTAGCTCCTTGAGCGTTGAGCATCAGCAGCAGTTCTCTGTTGCTCTTGATTTTGAAGAGTTTGATCCGAAGGAACCTTCGACACACTCGCTGGCTGCTGATTCTGCTGTACCTGCGGCATGAGGCCCTTCGACGTAGCCATAGACGGGGATTTCATCATAATCTCTGCCATCGCCATTTGGTAGTCAGGGTCGAAGAAAACCTCGTCCATCCACTCAATATCCATTTCTTCCGCCATAAGCTGGACAAACTTGGCGAAAGAAAACGGTACACCCAGAGCCATGCACGTCTGGGCAGCCGCAGCAGCAGAGGGAACAACCTTAGTCGCAAACTCCAACATCCGTTGCAATCGGAGTTGGGGGTCTATCCGACTCATCGACTTCGGCTTAATATCGAGTACGAAGTCTATCCAGTCCCCTCGTCGCACTTCAGGTGTCAGCATCACCTGAACTTCCTCAAGCCGAGGGGGGGAGGCCATAACTGGCCCGGCCGGACCCGACACGTATTGAGCCGGAACAGATCGCCGATCCGTCAGAGGAAGCTCGATCATCGGATCAGTATGAAGATACCAGCCTCGAAGCTGGGATTCTTCGCCAGCAGCAGCGTATACAAGGTCGCGTAAATCCTCGATCCGTACCGACTGGTTGGCGTTAATGATCTGAGCCTGCGTGGCCGTCGCTGACGACTCACGGACGCCGCCCAAAGTCTCGATGTTCCCACTAACCAGATTCCACCAGAGCATCAACTGTTGGATATGGGCCTCGTTCGACCGCTGCTGACCACCGAAAGACAGAACCTTCACGCTATCGGGATCGCTGACTGAAACCGACTCTCCGTCCGATGCTTCTCGAATTTGGTCCGCGTCTTCTACCGCAGCGGGCTTGTAGGCAACAATATCCTTCTGCCTCGACGCCTGGTCACAAACCTTCGTCACCATTTCGTTCGCCCGCGTGTGGAGGTCGTGCCAAATACCTACCGGAGCAACGGGCATCGGGTTGTCTGAAACCGGGGGTGTGAGCCTCAGAAACGTATAGGGACCAGTCGGACGATCCGGGCCGTAATAGTCATCGACTCGCAGGAATCGAGGGAACGTTTGTTTGCATCCCGGAACAGTCACAATCGCATCTGCACTCGGAACGTAAGCCTCCACCACATCCACCATATCATGCAAGTCGGTATCCGAGTTTCTTGCGACCTGTCGCCGTGACAAATCACGAACCCCACGCGGAACATCCGTCCCTGACTCTGGTAGACGTTCTATAAGGTCATTCGCATATAAACCCGAGTCCAACAACATAGCTCGTGGCACCCGAATCCGATCCGCCAAAAACGTCGCTTCTTCCAACGAAGTCGTATCCGGATCGCAGGCAAAATTGTCAAAGTTGACAACCTCCGTGTAGATCGTTCCGGCGTCCACACTGTCAAGAGAGTTTAAGGCGTAGAGACTGTCCGACTCACAGAGTCCTGTCTTCATAATCCCCATTACGAACAGGGCGTCCACGACCCAACGCCGGAACTTATCCTTGAGGTTAACTTTGCGGCCGGTGTCATCTAGGGCCATTGCAAGTAGACGAGCGTATGGCCGGTACGCTGTGAACCGGGAGGTAACAACATGCTTGGGGAATGTCATCACAATGTTCGGTACGAGGGCAGAGATAGCACTAAACGTCAGGTTGAGGGGTTCTGTACCGATTGGGCCACGGTCCCTATCGTAGTATTGCCCCGCAAACGCCCGCAAAAACATTAGACGAGCTTTGCGGAAGTTTTCGAGACGCTTGTATCCAGCCTGGACCGCACGTTGGAACTTTTCCGGTGATGTATTAGAAGGCATTAGTAGTCCTCTCGAAAATCAAATCGTCGCTTGGACCTTCGGCCCTTTCGACGTTCCATCCACTTTCTCTTCCGACCCCCAATCGACCGGAGGGGCTTGTCTGGATTACGGAGTTTCTGAACCGGCACATCCTGACTCCCAACCAAACACAGCATATCGGCAATCACTCGGTCCCCATGCGTTTTTCTGGCCTGCTCGTTTTCTTCGCTCAACGATGCCGGGCCGAGCCCACCCCCGTCGTAGTACACATAGGTCTTGGCTTCTTCCAGAGCCAACTCACTGTGGTTGATAAATCCACCATGAGCGTAGGCTCGACGGAGTATGCCAAGGGCCTCAGCTTTCTTATCACGAGTGGAGTGCCAACCGTATTTCTTGGACTTCTTGTCGGTTGTGGTTCCCACCTGTTTATCGGAGTAAAAAATTGGGTAGTTGTAGACTTTGACCACCTGCCGCCCAAAGTCCCATCCCGGCCCCTGCTGCTCCCAGATTAGAAGCGGGAGCCCGTTGTTTCGAGCCCCTCCGACCCAAAGACAGAGAGCTACTGCAATGCGGGCGAACTCGTAGGGCGGCGTGTTCGCATCGGCCCACTCACCGACCTTCTCCGATGTTTCCGCACAATAGATACTCGCAACCGAATTGGACGCCCCCTGACCGCGACTAATATCGCAACCAATTACATAGTTGCGTGTCTGGTCCAGTCGTCCACGCAAGAGACTGTACCATATCTGTAACGGCCCCTCTGCCTCACGTCGCCGAACAATAGTCTTCCGATCCCGCACCCGGATAAGTTTGGAGATTGCCTTCTCAGCAATATCGTCTTGGAAATCAATCTTCCAGCGGCTTCGCGGAGGACAGGCGAACAGAGTCTTGTGGACTTCAAGATTGTAGTTCTCAAAGAACGTCTCCCCAGAGCCAATATGGTCCATGTCAATTTCAATGGCCATTTCACGAGGCGTCCGAATCTCCGCTTCGTGATTATACCAGGGAGCCGTAATTTTCCACTGCCCCGTTGTTTTGTCCTGAACTGCGTGTCGGCCAACACCCTTTTCAGGATGCTCCCACCAGGGCAAAACCATAACCTTTACCTGACCAGACAACCGCCACTTGGAGAACTCCGTTCCCGCTCCGTTTGGAGTCGAATTCGCTAATCTACATGCGGTCACATCCCTAGTGGACCGCTTGATAGCCGCCCCCTCTTTCATCTTCGCCATTTCGTCGAGCAGGATAGCGGTACGACGATCAGAGGAACCCGCCGTAGCATTCGTAGACTCGCCATCAATTCGGCTACGGTTCACCAAATTAACCAAGTGCATCCGCTTGCGAGTGTAGGCGGGCTTCATCCATTCCGGCAAGAACAGATTGATATAATCGTGCTTGCCCAAGAGCGTCCCAGGATCGGAGGCCCCTTCCCCCGCTTTATCGAGTTGATCGACACAATCCTCTTTACGACTCAGTTCAAGGAGCGACCGATCCGGGTGAAACATCCATTGGTGATGGAAGGCCGCAATATGGTCCCACGTCGCCCCCATGTCTCGGGACTTATCGGTAAGGACTTCATAGCCCTGGTTAATCGCATCTTCGAGAAGGAGGATATGCTCGTCTTGAACCGCCCAAGTCACAAACGGGATATGTGAGTCCGACGCAGTTTTGCACTGCCTCGGCTTTCCGTCAGGTCCAATGGTAAACTTCCGATGAGTGAACACAAAAGTATTCACCCAGAACAGAATCGACAACGATGCAGCCGTGTACATATCACGCTGCAAACCATCGTCCGACTCTGCTGCTGAGAGCAATTTAGCCCTCCACAGGAGGTTCTCCGTCGGCCCTTTCGGAACCTTGAGCCCCGTCACCGGGTCCGTCCATAGTCGGGGACGGCTTGGGAACGGCGACGGCAGCTTCGGCTGCGTTGTTAATTCGTTCGGCCGCAAGTTCGCTCACCCTATCAGCCGCCGTGATAGCAGAGGACTCGTCCACAATCTGCTGCGGAATCCGACCCTCAAGACGGCTATATACCAAATCAATTGCCCACTGCACCGGAGGATGGTAGATTTCCTCCGGCACTTTGTTTTTGTCGTAGTGTACTTCAGTGAAGCCGAGAGCGTGTTTCCACAACAGTCGGGCCAGAACCTCCGCTTTGGTCAGCACAGTCCCATCGTCGAGAATTGTCTCTGCCTCACTGGCCAGTTCTCGTAGATGCCTGGTGACATTTCGCTTGGATGCTCTGGCCGTGGCCATGCTCTACGCCTTCTTCGGCGGTTTCGGTGGTTTCGGTGGCTTTGGTGGTTTCGGCGGTTCGTCCCCGTTTGAGCTACTGGCCACTCCGCATCCGATGATCTTCTTTCCCAGCATGTTTCTTGTGCCTATTACGCTGATCCACCCCGTAGCAAGGAGTTTCTTCAGCATACTCTCTATGCCTTGGTGATGAAGCCCTGGATCAAGCACGAGTCGATGTTCGTCGCAATTCCGAAGAGTTTCAGGCCCTTGCCCACGGGGCACACGTAAGGCTCCATGAAATGAAGAACGATCCCGCCCTTCGCGTCCACTGTTCCGTGAACCACATACCGTCCAGCAGCCTTGCTATCGGCAACTAATGAAACATCCCCTCCAGTCTCAGAGAGGACTTGAACATCCGTAACGTGAAGAGTTTCTTTCGTGCCCAGGACTCGTTCTGTCACGGTCCCGGCACCGTACAGCTTTACTGCAACCCCACCACTGGCATCACCATCTGTGATGGATTCACCGTGAACTGGTTCGCCTCGCATCAGGGAATCTCCTATAGCGTTGTGATACTCTTGATTGCCCCGGTCACAATCGTCGTGTAGTCGTTTTCAACTGTCAACGTCTCTTCATCCGGCCATGCCCAAGTACAGAGAACCGTCTCAGTCTTAGTAACTTCAACCAGCCGTCCCCAGATTTCAAATGGGGCAGTCCTCTTCGAGTTCTGGCAATGGTCGATAGCACAAATATGTACGCTTCGACCAACCAGTTTCTTCCATTTCTTGAGCCGTTTCTTCATTACAGGTTTTCGTCCAGCAGGATACGAACATGCTCCGACGACTCAAACAGACTCAGGCCCGCCCAAGGCTCCCCCCACGGGGAGAACGCAGCACGGGAAAGAATCCCAATCACCTTGCCGTCTTCATTGAAAATACCAGACCCAGACATGCCCCAATACGCCCCGCCCTGGAATGCTACTGAATTGTCGAACCGTTCGCACACAACCCGAATCTGAAAGTCTGCTCGGAACAGTTTATCAGTCGGCTCGTTGTGGAGCCAACCTCGTGCCGTCGCCACCATTCCACGCTTGGGATCGGTGAGTTCGTAGACTTCGTAGTGGGTGTCCGCATCCCGGAGTCGGACCAAGGCCACATCAGCATCAACCGCTTCCGCAACAAAAAATGCGTCGCAGCCATTAATGGTCATGCTCGTCAACGTAGTCCGGGGGACAACATGGGCTGCTGTGGCCACATACCACCAATTCCCCTGATGAGCGACAATCACGCCACTACCGTGCCCATGCTGAAATTCAATGGCCACAATTCCAGTTTCGGCGGATAAGGTCTTCGTTTCTACAATTATGGCCGAAATTGAGAGCCCGCCTACAAGAACGACGAGTATAATCACAACATACGAGAATACGAACAGCTCTACAAAACGTGGCTTTCTGTGGGGTTTTCTGGGGTCTTTCGAGGTCATAGATTTTTCCCTTTTCGTAGGGGACTGATCTGAGGTAAAATTAGCATCTTCGGTTTCCCAACCGTTCATAGTTTCACTCCCTAACTCAACAGAATCAATCGGACATTCGCATCGCCTTCGCCCTCGGCGACACTACGGCAGACCTCAATCTGCTGAATGTCATCGTAGTCAGTATCCTCAACCAGCACTGCCCCATCAAACACCGTGTCGTCATTTATGCCCAGACGGTACGACGGGAAGACGTACCAGACCCCCGCTTTGCAGAGCCGTACTGCGAAGTCAGCGGCGTCCCCGGAGTCGTCGTTGAACTCTACCCATACATCGGCATCAGAGTAGAACAGCATGAGTTCAAACGAGTCCAGGCCCCCTTGCCCCGTAGCCCACAGCACGTCCTTCCCGTAGTTATCGGCAATGGTGTCGTGAGTCTGATAGGCCAGTCCGTTTGTGAGGGTGAGAGTCTTACGGTTATCCACTGCCCCAACTACCAAGACCTCCCCTGTAGCAAGTACAACCTCAAACCGCTGGGACGAGTACAGTATAGCCGACATGGGGTGTTCCTTTACCGGTAGGAGAATGCGGCCGAGGCTCCGGTGGTCCTATTTTTCGGACCACTTTCCGTGTCGGCGGCGAACGATTCACACCCATAGGCCCGACAGCCTGTGTTTGGGTGCTTATCGTTCCTTTTTGTCATAATTCGGAGCCTTGGCCGACCTTGCGACTATATTCCAGTATACCCGATTTCGGGCCTGCTGTCAAGTCAGAAATCAAAACTGGACCGGCGGCTTGCCCTTCAGACTTTTCCAGGTAAGCACACAACCGTATGCACCGACTGTGGGGACACAGTACGCTATACCCTTACCATCCACAACCCGGTGGGTGGAGCCACCTGGCCGCAGATAGAGCTTCGTCGGACGTTCGATCCGCACTGCCCGAGTGTAAATCACACCGTCTATCGGTGCCAACCACTCGTACTCCCGCCATTCCTCAGCCGAGATGTCGAACTCCAACAGCTTCGGCTTGTCCGCATCTGCCATGTTTCTTCTCCCTGTTTTCCTGTTTCCGAAAATTAGCCCGGCGGGGAATCGAACCCACGCTTTCCAGGATGAAACCCTGGCGTCCTACCGATAGACGACCGGGCCTGTGGTGCCCGGAGTGGCGAGTGCCATACCGGGCCTGGGATGGGCTCCCTTACTTCCGCTTCGGCATGGCCGGAGTCTTGGTCTGGGGCTTCGTGCGGGGACGGCCCCGGCCACGAATCACCACGCCCTGCTCGACCAGGACACGCCGGATCGTGCCGAGGGGCACGTCGTAG